TGGGTAGCAGACAATTCAAACCTAACTAACGAAATCTACTACGAACAGTTGCTCGACTGCATCTGCAACGTTATCAACTACAACGCTACGGTTGGCGCAAAGGCAGGCCAGGGCGTTGCTTCTGTGTCTAATGATGGCTATAGCGAAAGCTACGTGTTACAAACACAATCGCAAGCAACGGAAGAACTGCACAAGAACATCCGTAAGTGGTTATCTGGCACTGGCCTAGTGAGGGCTTACTGATGGCAATTTTCACAGATACGGTCACGGTTTATCAGAAACAGGCAACAGGCTATAAGCGTACAGTCGTCAATGGCTGCCAATGGTCCGAAAAAATCGAAAAGAAATTGGAAGGTGGCAAGCTACAGACTGTTAATACTACTACAGTCACGTTTGTAGAGCCATTTTCGCTTGATTTAAGCACGTTTACAGAAGAGGATGGAATCTTCTTCGGAAACGTAGCAGAAACCCCTACAAACAACAAAGGAAGCCGTCTATCGGACATGATAAAGCGACATCCTAAGAGTGGAATCATCCGCGCGGTGAACGACAACTCTAACAGAGATCATCTAAAGAACATAAAGGTGGTCGTTTACTGATGGGTGAACTTTTTCACTTCAACCTTAAGTCTGTAGACATTAAGCCTAAAGAAGTGGCAGAGAGCAGAGGAATCAATAAAGGCGGACCAGTGCAACAGCTAATCGATAGCAAGTGTCTTCACCTATGTGATCCATACGTTCCGAAGTATACTGAAGCGCTTATTGCGTCAGGAATCAATAACACTCAAATAGGTAGTGGGAAGGTCAAGTACAGAACGCCATACGCTCGCCGTTGGTACTACATGCCGGCAGACTTTGATGGTAGTCCTCAACGTGGTAATTACTGGTTTGAACGTATGAAGGCACAGGGCGGCAAAGATACTATATTGCGAGAAGTCAGACGCATGACGAGAGGAAAAGGTAACGGATGACAATTTCAGAAGCAATCAGCAAGTGGCTGGCTGAGTATGGCGAGATCGTCATAGAAACAAACCACGTTTCAGATGGAAGTGATAAATATGGACTGTTCAAAAGCCCACAGCGTAACATCGTAGGTAACGTAGACTACAGCTACGAAATCACTGAGTACTATCAACTACTGGCACGACTAAACAGCCTGTCAGAGGACGATAGAAAAGACAGTGACGAGCTATTAGAAAAGTTAACCTACTGGGCGGATGACTATCCATTCGTGCATGAGTATCCTGAACTCGATGGAAATAGACAAATCCTTAACATTAGCGTTACAGGAAATCCGTATCCGTTGAGTACAGACTCATCCGATACGATTTATCAGCTTTCAATCGAAATAACATACACAAGAGAAAGAGAGGGCTTATAAATGGCACTAACAAGACTCAGAAAACATCAATTTATCCCTTTTATCAATACAAGCAAAACTGCAGATAAAAACTGGGCTCGTATTGGTAAATCGACAATTTTCTCTTTAGCATTTAATGCTAAAACAGAAGAAAGTGACTATATCGAAGACGAATCACCAACTACAGAATTAACTGGCTACGTACCTTCAATGGACCAAGAGCTAGTTACAAATGAAGGTGATCCAGCATTTGACTTCATCTACGAAATGGCGAAGAGCCGTGCAACAGGCGAAGATGCCAAGAAGGAATTCTTACTTGTATTCGCAGGAACAAAGACAACATATGATGCGTGGAATTGTCCTTCATGCACAATCGAAATCAAGGAACTAAACACAGTGGATCAGAAGATTACATTTGCACTCCACTTCGGTCCAATCGTTCCTGGTAAAGTTGCACTAACAGCGAACAAGCCTACATTTACAGCAGGCGCTTAATTCAGAATTGAAAGGATAGGAAAGCAAGCATGCAATACACTGTTATTTTTAACCATAAAAGCTACGATTTGCCTAAGAAAACAATGGCAATCTGGGAGGACTTGGATTCAATCTTCAAGCTTGACGCAACAAATCTTCCAAACAGAGAAAAGTACAAAAAGATGATTGAATTCATCGCTAAGTTGGTGGGCCAAGAGGCTATCGAGGAAATCTTTGGCACAGAGGAACTAGACGAGATGGACCTAAACGACATCACGCTGGCAATCTTCAGAGTTAGAGATGCATACGAAAATCCACTAGCGAATTATCAAGCAGAAAAGAGCAGTGAAGCATTGAGTCAGATTCCACTTGATAAGTTACAGTCCTTCAGCAAACTGATGGATACTGTCTCAAAAGTTAAGAAATAATGCTTGACCTGACCAAGAAGAAGTCCTTACCAAATACAATCCGTATACATGGTAAGGACTTTTCAATTTATACGGATTTTCGAGTTTGGATGAAATTCATCATCGAAGCAAATAAAGCCCTACTCAATGGGAAGGGCTTTGACGTAGCTTTTTTATTTAAAAATGACATGCCGTATCGAATAGACCTAAAAGACCTATTCGAGTTTGCCAACCCTAAAAACCCTTTGCCTAGAAACACCAGACAGACAGACGACCAAGTCATCACCCTAGACTATGAAATCGATTCAGATTTGATTTACGCCGCGTTTATGCAGCAGTATGGCATCGATTTGATAGAGATTGAAGAATTACATTGGTGGAAATTTCTCGCGCTTCTAAAGGGCTTAAATGGCACCAAATTGGACGATGTCATGAAGTGGCGAAACTACAAGAAGGATACACGTCCAAACGTAGACGTTTACGAGGAGCTACGCGATGCATGGGAAATCCAAAGGGAACTATCCGAACAAGAAAAACAAGAATTAGAAGAATTTAGTAAACAATTTGAGATTGGAGGTGACGACAGTGAGTGATGGAACACTGATTTTTGATACAAAACTTGACTCAGATGGCGTGACCACAGGCCTCACCAAAATCGGTGGCGCCGCTTCTACTGCGCTAGGCACGCTTGCAGGCAACTTAATGACTCAAGCCGTAGATGGATTGCGTAGTTTAGGTAGCAACGCTATCAACGCATACGGAAACATCCAGCAGTCGTTTGGTGGTTTAGATACAATTTATAAAGAATCTAGTTCGAATGCTAAAGAGTATGCATCACAAGCCCAGAAGATGGGCATTTCCATGAATACCTATGCCGAGCAGGCTGTCTCAATGGGTGCAGCTTTAAAGCAATCACTTGGAGGTGACGTCCAAGCCGCAGCACAGAAAGCCAATCTAGCAATTAGCGATATGGCAGATAACTCAGCGAAGATGGGCACATCAATCGATTCATTACAGAATGCTTATCAAGGTTTTGCTAAAGGCAACTACACGATGCTGGATAACTTAAAGCTCGGATTCGGCGGTACAAAGGAAGAAATGGAAAGACTACTAAAAACAGCCGGAGATTTGCCTGAAGCAATGGGTAGAAAATTTGACATCAGTAACTACGCAGATATTGTCGATGCAATTCACCTAGTACAAGAAAACATGGGTGTAGCTGGAGTAGCTGCAGCAGAAGCACAGACAACGATTCAGGGGTCAATGAATGCAGCTAGAGCTGCGTTTGAAAACCTACTAGCAGCAATGGGCGATCCAAACGGAAATGTAGACGCAGCAATGCAGACATTCCTAGATAGTCTGATGGTGGCGTGGGATAACCTAGCGCCTACTTTGCAAGCGATAGGAAAGACGGTTCTAGAACAGATTGGAAAAGGTATAGAGGCACAGTTGGCGCCTTTCAAAGAGGACTTTGTTGGAACTGTAGGCGGAATCGTTGAATCAATAGGCGAGTTTGTTTCTGAAATTGCTGGAGATAACGAAATCGTTAATGGAGTCGCAGATGCAATTAAGTTTTTGGGCGAGAACATGGATAAAATACTGCCTGTGATTGGAGGATTGACAGCAGCAATCATAACGTTTAACGCAGTCATGACAATACAAACAATCATCAAGGGCGCGGTCGCGGCGTTCCAAGCATTTCAAGCGGCAAATGAAGGCGCGACAGTTGCACAATGGCTACTCAATGCAGCGCTGAGTGCTAATCCAATAGTTCTAGTCGTTGCGGCAATTGCAGGACTTATCGCGGCCATTGCGATTTTGTGGAATACAAACGAGGGCTTTAGAAACGCTGTCATGAATGCATGGCAAGCAGTTGTAGACTTCTTTACAAAGACGATTCCTAGCGCATTTGCATCGGTCGTTGAATGGTTTGGCTCTCTTTATGAACAAATTTCTAGTTTCTTAGGAAACATCATCTTGTCAGTAGGGCAGTGGGTATCGGATATGGCGAGCAAAGCAGTCGAGATAGGGACGAGCTTCGTACAAGCTATTGTAGATTTCTTTTCTAATCTGCCGTACAATATCGGCCTAGCATTAGGCACGTTCATCGGAACGGTTATATCGTTTGGAGGTCAGTTGATTTCTAAAGGATTTGAGATAGGCTCAAACTTTGTGGCAAATGTTCTCAAGTTCTTTTCCGAACTTCCTGGTAAGATTGCTTCTCTACTTGCAAATATTATCTCTGCGGTAGGACAATGGGTTTCAAATATGGCTTCAAGCGCCGCGAAAGCAGGCTCTGATTTTGTAAGCGGAGTCGTTAATTTTGTCTCTAGCCTTCCAAGCAAGATTACAGAGTTCTTGAGCAATGTTATCAATGCAGTTATAACTTGGGGCAGCAATTTAGTAAGCACAGGTACAAAGGCGGCCGGAGACCTAGCTAACGCAATCATCAACGGTGTTAGCTCGATTCCGGGCAGAATGCTAGAAATCGGTCAAAATATCGTGGATGGATTGGCTGGTGGAATTAGCGCTGCGTGGTCCGGTTTGGCAAATATGGTAGGTGGCTTAGTTGGTGGATTTATTGACGGCATCAAAGGCACATTAGGAATCCATTCGCCTTCACGTGTCTTCAAGTACATTGGCCAGATGTGCGTTGCCGGATTCGAAGATGGCACGGAGGACCTGATGAACTTAGACAATATAAGCTCTAATATTTCTGCATCATGGGGAACAATGAGCGCAAACATGAGTGGCGGAATGAATAGAAACACAACGTTCAACTTCTACGACACGCAGACTTCGCCGGATGCAATCATGAGAAAAGCAGAGAATACATTCCAATTTGGATTGGCAGGTGGTATTTAATGAGTGGAATCGTTAATGTAAAATGCGTACGCGAAGACGGAAAAGAGTTTCTACTTGGAACCGGCTCCGCATGGCGCATTCTATCAGATGGGCTAGAAGGTATCGACTATCCAAAAATAAGCGTTTATTCAGAAAAGAGTGCTGTTAAAGATGGCGCTCTTTTAACTGGAATGCGCATAGACGATAGATCAATACAAATTACAGCCAAGACAGTTTTAACGAAATTAAATGCGGTCCTACGACGTGATGCAATTTCGTTTTTCCGGCCGAAGATGCGGTACAGGCTTTACATAACTTATCAGAATGAAACGCGCTGGATAGATGGAGTTATCGAAGGGTTTAGTTGCCCTTCGCAGAACATTCACATGCCGATGAAGTTGACTGTTAAGTTCTATTGTGAGGACACGCACTTAAAATCGGTGGATAACTTCGGTAAGAACATCGCATCCATAACTCCACGATTCGCTTTCCCGTACATTCAGACACAGAAAATCATGATTGCATCTGAATCGTTTAACTTTGCAAAGACGGTCACGATCAGCATTGATGGAGACGATGAAGTTAAGCCTGTTATCAGAATCACATTCAGAGGCGGATGCGTAGACCCAGTTATCAAAAAGGATGAAGCATACGTACGCGTGATGGGGAACTTTGTAAGCGGTGATGTCTTAATTATTGATTGTGAATCATATCGTGTTACAAAAAATGGCGAGAACTGGATTCATCATATCGATAAGACTTCATCATTCACAGACATGGGCTTAGCGGTCGGAGATAACAGAGTCTCATTTAGCGCACAAGCAGGTGACCCAAACATGGATGTCTATGTGTACTTTAATAAACGCTACTTAGGTCTGTAGGAGGTATCAATGGAATTGGCATTCTTAGATAAAGATTTCAATCTTATCAAGTACTTTGATTACATCAATTTACAGTGGATTAGACGCTACTACGAGCCGGGGCAATTTATGGTTCAAATTCCGGCAGACCAATACGCAAATGATGCGACTTATGTTTTTAACAGTCAGCGCCCAGAACTTGGCATGATTCAAAAATTTGAGTATGCACGCAAATCAGACGGTCAGTTAATTCTGTTGTCTGGATACTTCTACGAGTTTAAATTAAATGACAAGATAACTTTTCCTAGATTTAGACAATCAGGTAATGTCGAGACTGTTGCAAGAGCAATCGTAGAAAAGTACAAGGACGATATTCCGCTACTAGAGTTTGCATCAGCAAACACTCCGCTATTAGGTGAGAGTGTCGCGAAGCAAACGACAGGAGATGGATTAGCGACAGTATTGTATTCGCTGCTTAAAACACAGCAGATGAGCTATGCATGCGTGTATGACTACGTTAATCAGAAAATCAGATTTAAAGTTTGGCAAGGCTTAGATCGCACACAATCACAAACGCAAAATAGCTTTGCTTCGTTTTCTTCAAAACTTCGGAACATTCACGATGAGAAGATAACGAAGGATACAACGGCGTTTAAAAACTTTGCAATCGTAATAGGAAATGGCAATTATGAAGACGGCAAACAGATAGATGTAACTGTTGATGCCCGCAGCAATCAATCTGAGTATAAAAGAATCGTTTATATAGATAAGACGGAAGAATTATATGAGCCTGAAAAAGAGACACTAGAATCGTACAAAGATAAATTAATGCAAATGGGGAAAGAAGAATTATTGAAAAAGTATGCAAGCATACTTAATGTATCATTTGAAACAGCGCGAAGAAGTGGACTTATTTATCTTGAGGACTACGACTTAGGCGACAAATGCGACATATTGATTGATGATTTCCAAATGGCTTTTCAAGCACGATTAATAGAGGTTAAGGAAGTTTTTAAAAATTCAGTACATGAGATTGGGCTGTCGTTTGGTGACAAAGTTCCAATCGCGTACAGAAAGTGAGGGATAAAATGGCAATGCAATCATTTCCATTCACATCGGAAGTTACTTTTGATGAGAGTGGATTTCCACAATTTGACAGAGCTGTGGGAAGTGATGTTTTACGAAATCTTCTGTCAAATTACTACACAAATGGAGTCTTTGGGTTGAGCAACACTAATTGTTTTAAAGTTGTTTCGTACGTTGGTGGTGGAATGGCTTTAAACGTTCAACCAGGCGTTTGTCACATAAATGGAGTGACAGCCTACAATAAAGAAGAAACACAGGTCACGCTTGATAAGAGCGAATCATTACCTCGTATTGATGCAATCGTGCTTAGATTGGACGACAACAAGGCACAGCGGAGCATTAGAGTTGAGGTAATCAAAGGCATAGCGCAGAGCAATCCACAAAGGCCTGCACCTGTACGTGAGGGCGTTATTTACGATTTAGTTCTTGCATACGTAAACGTTAGACCTAATGTTTCTACTCTAACTAACGCAGAGATAACTGATGTGCGATTAGAAACTGCGATGTGTGGATTTGTAAGTGCAATTAGCAAGATTGATGTTAATAGTCTGTATACCCAGCAACGAACTTTATTCGATGCATGGTTTGAAGAAATTAAAGGGCAATTAGGAACTGACGCAGCGGGAAATCTACAGAATCAAATCAATGCGTTAAAAGAAGATTCTAGTTTCGGAGCTGATGTTAAAGCACTTCAGAACCAAATGAACTTGCTATCCCCAAAAATCAGTAAGATGCAAACAGAAATAAATTCTGCAAATAATGCTGTAAAAGGAGTTACTGACGCATTCGAAATTAACGGGCGGAATGTTAAAGCTAAAGGCACGTTCGAAGTTAACGATAAATTTAACGCTAAAAACGGCTTGATTATCGGCGGAAACGATACGTTGATTGTCAGAAGATTTGCTGGTACTAATAAACGTGATTTTTTTAGGCCAGATCCAAATGATGTGGCTTATTTTTCAATACAAATTACAGTCCCGGCAGGGTACAAAACTTTGGGGGCAATGGGGGCATACACTCACACAAATGCGGAGATTAGATTGATTGGATTTTCGAATAACAACGCCTTTTGTTCGGTTAAAAACCCTGACGGGAAGTCGAACGTTCCAATACGTGCGGAAGTGGATGTGCTTTTCTATAGATGCGACGAATAAGGAGGAAGTAAAAATGTATATTGACGGAAAAAAATTTACTGAAATTCAGGACAGTAATAAAAGTGTTGTTACTTTTGAAAGAAAGATTTTTGAGAATCTGAAGCCTTTGATTGATTCATTTGAAGTAGGAGTTATCCACGACATTTCATTCGATGGCGATAGTGCGACTTACAAGATGTATACAGAACCTCTTACTTTTTCTAAGTCTGGCACTGGCTATACACTGTCGTTTATCTTGACTGATGTTCCACAGAAAGATATCGAAGCGAATCACTATCAGGAAGTACGTCCTTTAGTGAATGATGTTCTACAGACTGCTAGTGCTGACGTTGTTAAAAAGTACGTTTCATTTTTGGATCAGTGGAGACAAGGTGAAAAATACAAAAAAGGACAACGCATCGGATATAACGGCGTTCCATATGCAGTTGAATCAGACCATACAGCTGTCGAAGGACAGACGCCTGATAAGACGCCTTTGCTATATGAAGATTTAACAAAGGAACGAGAAGCTAAGCCGTGGGATGAGAAACACACCTATAACAAGGGTGATTTAGCAATCGCACGTGGAATTGTGTTTATATCCAAGATTGACAACAATAAGGGCAATGAGCCAGGATTTGGCTCTGCCTGGGATTACAAAAAATAAATATTTGCTATTAAGGCGACCAATCAGGCCGCCTTTTTAGATAGAAAAGAGGAAAAATAAAAATGAATGCATTATCACAGTTAGTAATTATTGCAGTTTTAGTCGAAGCAATTTGGGAAAACATTAAACGAGCTTACACAGATTCCCTTCAAGTGAGTGTAATTGGGTCTTTAGTGATTTCAATTGTTGTCTGTGTACTTACAGGAGTTGACGTATTCGAAATTATTGGACTACCGATTAAAGTCGCTTTTGTGGGTTCTATCTTTACAGGTGTTATTGCAGCACGTGGAGCAAACTTTGTAAACGACTTATTCACTCGTTTGAATGGTCCAAAGAAGGAGGCTTAGAATGTTAAGAGTAGTAGATGAAGCGTCATGGCAAGATGGTATTGATAACACAATTCTTGATTGCGACGCAGTAATTGTTAAGGCTACGCAAGGCACAGGATATATCAATCCTATTTGCGACAGTTTATATCAAGCTGCAAAATCGGCAGGAAAGTTATTAGGTGTTTATCACTATGCAAGTGGTGGAAATGCAACTGCTGAAGCAGACTTCTTTTTGGATAATATTCAAGGATATATCGGTGAAGCAATGCTTGTGCTTGACTGGGAATCTGGTGAGAATGCACAATGGGGTAATCCAAATTGGTGTAAAGAATTCTGTGACAGAGTGCACGCACGTACAGGAATCAATCCAGTAGTGTACGTACAAAATAGCGCAGTGGATCAAGTTGCAAATCTAACTGACAATGGATTATGGATTGCACAGTACGCAGACAATAATCCTATGGGATGGGTAGATAGTCCGTGGAACACCATCACAGTAAATCACATCATGCATCAATATACTTCAACAGGTAGAATTTATGGATGGAGTGGAAATCTAGACTTATCTTTATTCTATGGTGATGAAAGCGCATGGAGAGCATACGCTGGCGCTACAGGGCAATCAGTACCTGCACCTCAACCACAAGCACAGACATATGAACAATCAACTGTACAGTCTAGCGATATTACATACATCGTACAGGCAGGAGATACATTATCAGAAATTGCACAGAGATTCGGCACTACATACCAGCATCTAGCAGCCATTAACGGCATCTCTAATCCGGACATTATTCATGTAGGAGATCGCATTGTGATTGATGGCGTAGTGTCAGCACAATCATCTGATGATGAATACTATACAGTGCAACCAGGTGACACGCTGTCTGGAATTGGTGCAAGATATGGTACTACATGGCAATGGCTAGCGGAAGTTAACGGAATTGATACTCCGGATTTAATTCATCCAGGTACGACAATCCGAGTTAGATAGGTGACAGTGATATGCCTATAAAGGACCTAATTGCATTATTGGAGTTTAAGGATGGTGTTAGCGCCATCCTTTCAATCCTATTTGTTGTTTCGGTTGTGGTGCAGGTTGCTCCGATTAGAATCAATCCGTGGGACAAGTTACTCAAGTGGGCGGGCGATCGCATAAACCATAATGTAAATCAAAAGATAGACACACTCGAAAAAAAGCTCGATGATCACATTGCGACTGATACCGCTCGTCGAGTTGATGACATCCGAAACACTATCTTAGTTTTTGCGAACGAATGTTCAAGAGGTATCGTTCACAGTAAAGAACAGTTCAGATTCATTGTTTCGAAATGTGATGCCTATGAGCAGTACGTAGAAGACAACCATCTAAAAAATGGTGTGATTACTGAAGCTACAAGACTAATTAAAGAAACTTATCAATCGAGATTGAAACATGATGATTTTCTAAAATAGTTATAAAGCCTACTCTCTTAATTGAGGGTAGGCTATTTTTTTGTGGCACCCAGTTTGGCACCATTCTATTATAAATACATAAAAAATCATAAACACAGAAAGTCATAAATCGCTAAAAATAGATAAAAATAACATTTGTCATTAACCATTATATATATGTCATTGATTCTCATCACTCGCTCCATGACATTCAAAAGCCCTATTTTAAGGGCTTTTCTTTATATATGGCACCTTTTTGGCACCCTTTTCTCATGTTTTTGATTGTTTCGTTCAGGAATTTATCAGTATCCTTTAACAAGTGAGTATACGTCTGTAGTGTTTGCTCTATGGATGCGTGACCAAGTCTCTTGGATACGGCAACGATATTCACGCCACTGTTGATAAGAATCGTAGCGTGGCTGTGCCGTAGATCGTGTAGACGGATTTTTTTGACTCCTGATAGTTCTATTGCTTTTGTAAATCTTTTTTGTATTTGAGTGATCGGGAGACTGGTTATGCCACCGAAAAGGAAATCACCGTCAACGTCCAATAATGGTTGTAATCTCTCTCTTAAACCATCATCAATCCATACTTTTCTTGACTGCTTTGTTTTGGTCGGTTTTAAGCCGTTTACAAAGTGTTTGATACTTGCGTGAATGTTTAACCAATTACCATCAAAATCGCTCTTCTGCAGTGCCATAATCTCGCCACGGCGTGCACCAGTCCAGAACAACGTTTCAAAGAAGAGGGCATAGAGTGGACTATCAACACAGGATAGAAATTGATTGAACTCATCGACTGTCCACACGTTCATCTCCTGCATTATTTCTTTATCCGTCTTTTTAAGGCGTTTTAGGATAATGCTGTTATCAACAACGTTATATACCGTCGAGTAATAGCGAAATACGCCCTTAACGAATGAGATGGTGTCATTCTTTATCTTTGTTCCGCATTGGTCGCTATTAGCGAGTTCTGCGCGCCACGTGACGAGCTGTGCACGGGTGATGGATTTAATAGGCCTCTTATACAGGTCTGTGAATCTGCGTTCAAATGCTACTTGGTGTCGGCGTATTTGCTCTTGTGATGGCAATGCATATTCTTCCCACTGATGAGCTACTTGTTCAAAAGTTAAATCGCTTGGGTCGTTCCCTTGTTGCATTGCTTCAGCTTCGTAGATCTTGGCTTCACGCTTTGTCTTGAAACCGCGTTTTTTCTTGGTACGCTGTTTAAGCGTAATAGGGTCGCGATATTTGACTTGTACGAAATATGTTTTTCTGACTTCGTCATATCCGATCATACTAGGCCTCCTTCCTATGATTTTCTGTTGTTATTTTCGAAGTAATCAGCAAATGCTAGATGCAGTACTTCCATTAGGTGTTCTCTTTCTGTAGGTGACATCTTGTACATGGCTGCTTCAATTTCTTCTAAATACCTTTCTATCTGTTCCATATAACACTCCTTTCGTGTTAAAATTGAGTACAGTAAAAGCACATTGGAGTGAGTTTACTGCTTGTCCGACTGTTGGTAGCAGTCGGATTTTTTGTAGTATCAAATAATTGTCATTATTGAATCTTTTCTTGCTTTTTTAATAGTCTAGTTAAACGAGGACGTTCATCTATACCTAACTCAATTGCTTTTTCGCATACTTCTATCGCTTGACTGTATTTTCCTTGCTTATCATATAACATTGCCAATCGAGTCAGAGTTTTAAAATGATGTATTTCTAAGTTAGGGACATATTCTCTTTTTATAGAGATAGATTTCAAATAAACTTTAATATCCTCTATGCATAATTGTTCAAAGGTGTCTGCAAGAGGACCGACGAAGCACTTAGTGTTATACATTACTGACCAGTCTGACTCAATTTGTTCTCGTAGCTTTATGTGCTTACTTTCTAATGAGTATGTACGTTTATTCATCTCATCATACTTATAATGATCATAAAATTCAGATTTGGAATTATCGGCAAAAACCCATTGAGATTTCATTGCTCGCCATAGTTCTTCTGTGCCACGATGCTTTAAAAACAATTCGTGATTATATTCTTCCGATTCAAGCAGATTTGGTTTAAATGGCTTCATAAAAAATGCAGTTAGAAGATTCTTAAAAAACCCCATATTATTTATCTCCTTCTTCACGTCTATCATTTATTACAAATGCAAGCTTGCCAATACATTTAAACGTCTCTACGTTGGCAATAATAGGGTTATAAGAAGGATTTTCAGGTAAAAGGATAATTTGTCCATCTGACATAGAAAGACGCTTGCAAGTAGCTATATTATCATCCACACAGAAGCAACCAATCATACCATTAGTTACTGATGATGTTTTCTCGAAAATAACTAAATCACCATCATTGATGTTTGCATTTATCATAGAATCTCCATGTGCATATTGTGCAAAGTATTCCTTTTTAGAACTGAACATTTCGGCTGGAAGGGATACATAGTCGATAATGTTGTCGCCGACAAATCCACCAGTGCCACAGGATATAAAATCGTATAGAGGTACTTTAAAAATATTTGGATTAGCAAGAATATCGAAAGCTGAATCATCATCTACTACTTCACCGGTAACATCTGATATACGCTTTCCAGTAGGAATGCCGTTTTTTATAATTCTACCTTTTCCGTCTAATTTCGTATTAATATCATCAATCCAACCTAATAGCCATGCTGGATTTACTTTTAAGTAGTTGGCTATGATAAATGCTTTATCATTTTTTGGTTCAAACTTTCCGGTTAGGTATTGAGAAATTAAAGCTGACGATAAACCGGTTGCATTGCATATATCTACAGATTTCTTGTTTCTCAATTTCATTGCATATTTTAGACGTGATGCAAATTCACTTGTATATTCCATATATTGCACCTCTTTCTATATATAATATAAAGTTTTCTTAGTAAAAAATAAATAGTTAAAATAAAATAATTAAGAAAAATTAGTTTTTTTATTGACAGCACGAAAAGAAGTGATATCATAGATTTATGAAAACTAAGAAAACTTAGTTTAGAAAGGAGGAAATATGACGGTTGTTAAATTCGACTATTCCAAGTTGAGAGGGAGAATAAGAGAATACTTTGGAACTGAGTCAAAATTTGCTGATGAAATGGGGATTTCAACTGTTTCACTAGGTGCAAAACTAAACAATAAAGTTGGTTTCAAAAATAGTGAAATCTTCAAAGCATGCGATTTATTGAAAATTGATTTAAAAAACGCAGGCGATTATTTTTTATGCCAATAAAACTAAGAAAACTTAGGAAGAAAGGAGAAGACATGAAAATAGAAAACTGGAATGGTCATCAAATCAGATTCATAGAAATCAAAGGCGAGTGGTTTGCAGTTCTAAAAGATGTGTGTGATGCATTAGGACTTCGAACATATAAAGTATCAGAGCGCTTGGGAAAGGACATACCTTTTAGGGATACCCCTGAAAATGAAGTGCTTAAAAAGTATCCTGTTGAAACTACAGGTGGCAAGCAAAAAATGTTAATCGTGAGTGAATACGGCATTTATGACACAATCTTCCGCTCGAATAAACCGGAAGCTAAAGACTTCAAGCGTTGGGTTTATGGCATGCTTAAAGATTTAAGAGAATCAACAGGCTTAAAAGGCTTTGAAGTATTCAGAATGCTCGATAAGGAGCATCAGAAAGAAATGATGAGAGAACTTCAAAGCGGATTACGCCATCCTGTACGTGTCGATTTCATCAAAGCAAACACCATCGCTAATAAAGCAATCAGTAATAAACATGGCTTACCAAAGATGGTTAAAAAGGATGAAATGACACCGGAAATGTTAAAAGAGCGTGAGCCAATTCTTGAAGATACCGTCGACTTGATGAAAGCCAAAGAAAGATTTGAACTTAATGACCTATCTGTAAGCAAGAAGATTTATCAGATGTACAACTAGAAATTTGAAAGGAGCCAAATATGGATAAGAAAGTTTATGAAGATTTGTTGTATGTAGAACTGCCAAACCTAGTTAACAGAATTCTAAAAGAGAAAAGCAAGCCTACTAGCTACAGCACTGCATTCGACAAGGCTGTTTTAGAAATCAGCAAAGTTGTCAATGCTGAATTCAAAGCTGCAGAAGTTGCATTTAAGATTGTTAGCCAGCAGTAGAAAGGAGTCGCAATGAAAACAGCATCAACACCACAAGAAGTTATAGCTAAAACGTATCTGAACATCACAGATGTACAGATTCTGCTGGGTATGACACGAGAACCAGCAAGAGCTTTATTCAAGCAAGTTAAGAACATTGAAAAAGAAAAACTTGGTGACTATGACGTATGGCCAAACATGATTCAAAAGGACAACTTGCTGAAAGCTCTGCATATCTCTCGAGAGGCACTGCTTAAAGATTTAGAACTACGAGAAGCAAACAAAAAAAGCGCTCCATCCGTCGAAAGTAAGGGCGCTTAAGTGACATCGGAAATATGTCACTACCATTTTATCACAGAAAGGTAGAAACAATGAAAAAGAATAAATTTAGCGACAAAGCATTCAAACTAGGAATTTACATTTTCTACGCAGCATTGCTTGTAAAGGTCATCGCATTCGTTCTGGGTGTGGATCTATGAGAAAGCTGAAATCAATGAAGAATCATTTTAAAAACAACGGTCGCTTTGCTAAGAGAGATGCATGGCTAAAAGACATTGAAGTCGTGCCTTATGACGGTCCTGATTTTAACCGTCAGTACGTCGAAGCTTTAGAACGAGTTGAGAAAATCAAAAATCTAGATTGGAGTGCAGAAAAGAATGAAGACAGACAACCAGCGTAGAGAGTTCGAGTTCGCTTTAGAAACATTGCTAAAAGCAACCAACAGCAGAGTCAAATCGGTAAAAGTGAACTGGGACGAAAATGACACAGAATTTCGTGAGTCTGCAGAGTCCGTAACAATCACGTACAACAGCGATTACAAAAAAGAAATAAACCTCGCTTATTGTTCATGGAAAGCAATAGCGTTTACAACGATTCATCGTTCATAAAAGGAGGAAAGAAAAAAATGAGTGAACCAAACTTATTTGAAGTAGGATATCAAATGCAAAAAGAACAACAAGAGTCAATCAAAATCAACAGTTTAGAGCTGGAAAACGTAAAGCGTGTTAAGGCGGTCAAATTAGAGCCTACAGCAAGCGGGTTGACTGTGGTTGGTGGGAAGAACAACCAAGGGAAAACAAGCGTGCTAGACGCAATAACGTGGGCTCTAGGTGGTGAGAAGTACAAGCCTTCACAGCCTGATCGCGAAGGCTCAATGATTCCGCCAAAGCTTCATATCGAACTTTCTAATGGAATCATCGTAGAACGCTCCGGAAAGAATAGCGCATTAAAGGTTTTAGATTCAACAGGCGCAAAGGGTGGTCAAAAACTATTAGATTCATTTATCAGTACATTTGCTTTGGATCTACCAAAGTTTATGAATTCAACAACAAAGGACAAAGCTAATACGTTATTACAAATTATCGGGGTTGGAGATAAGCTATCGATTTTTGACAAACAGGAAGCTGAACTTTATAACCGTCGCACAGAGATTGGTCGTATTGCTGACCAAAAGAAAAAGTATGCTGACGAGATGATTCAGTGGGATGGCGTTCCTGATGAAATCGTCAGTGCTGCAGAACTCATCCAACAACAACAAGAAATCCTGGCACGCAATGGAGAAAACCAACGCAAGCGTAATCGTTTAAATGAAATAACTTTTGAAAAGCAACGAATTTTCGATGAATCACAAAGAATTGAAGAACAAATTGCAGAATTAGAAAAACGATTAGCAGAACGTAAATCAGCATGGGAACAAGCAAACAAAGACGAACAAATTGCAATGAAAACAGTAAATGAATTAGTTGATGAATCGACTGCTGAACTTGAAGAAAGCATCGCAAATATTGATTCAACCAATGCTAAGGTTCGCGACAACTTGAACAAACAGCGCGCACAAGCTGAAGCGGAAGAATATAAGCTGCAATATGGTGATTTAACAACACAGCTTGAAAATGTTCGTAAGGCACGCATGGAACTTCTAAACGGAGTTGAAATGCCACTTCAAAATCTGTCAGTGGACAATGGTGAGCTAGTTTATAAAGGTCAGAAATGGGACAACATGTCAGGTTCTGATCAACTAAAAGTAGCTACAGCTATTGTCAGAAAAACAAATCCAAAATGTGGTTTCGTTCTCCTGGATAAACTTGAGCAGATGGATATCGATACCATGAACGAATTTGGGAAGTGGTTGCAAGACAACAACTTACAAGCAATCGCCACAAGAGTTTCTACAGGCGATGAATGCTCAATCTTTATTGAAGACGGATACTCAATCGATAAGTCAGGAAATAAAACTGCAGACAGTGAAATCAAGCCTGCAGGAGCATGGAAGGCAGGTACATTCTAATGTTTGAAATCAATACAGGAGTAGTAAAAACTCCGTTAAAAGTAATCATCTATGGTACGGAAGGTGTTGGTAAAACGACGCTTGCAAGTAAGTTTCCTAAGCCACTATTCATCGATGCAGAGAATGGTTCTGGAGCTCTTAACGTTGCACGTTATCCATATCCAACTTCTTGGCAAATGTTGATGTCAGAAGTTCAAGAATTTCTAAGCAATCCACAAGGATACAAAACATTAGTTATTGACTCAATCGACTGGGCAGAAGCAAAAGCTATCGAAATGATTTGCGCAGGCATGAAGGTTAACGGTATCGAAGATATTGGGTGGTCAAAAGGCTATACGTACCTAAATGAAGAAATGGGCAGACTGCTCAATCTTCTGACTGAAGTTATCAATCGTGGCGTAAACGTTGTGCTAATTGCACACATGGTTATCAGAACAATTACAAAGCCGGAAGAAACAGGCAGTTATGATCGCTATGAACTAAAGCTAAAACAAGCTAAGAATGGTAATAACTGCCAGCTTGTTAAAGAGTGGGCAGACTTGATTCTATTCTGTAATTACCGTGAGTTCTTAGTGGCTGACAAGACAACGGGTAAGAAGAAAGCTACAGGTGGTAAAGAAAGAATCATGTACACAGAACATGCAGCTACATGGGATGCAAAAAATCGCTTTGGACTTCCGGAAGTACTACCACTAGATTTCGAACCGATTGCACATCTATTCAGTGATAACTATGAGGTTAAGGCAACTGAACAAATTAAAGAGCAACCTGCAGTTAATACCATAACAACAACGCAACAAACTAAACCTGTAGAACAACCAAATCCTGAAGTGAATAACTGGACAACAAATACAGATACACATTTATCAATTGATTCTACATGGAAGCCAACACCATACACTGCTGAAGAAGAAGCTATCATGGCTGAACTACCAAAAGCGTTAACCGACTTAATGAAGTCTAAACAAGTGCACCCATCAGAGATTCAACGTGCAGTATCGATAAAGGGATATTTTACAAAGGATACACCAATCAAGAATTATGATCCTGAATTTATTCAAGGATGTTTGATTGGAGCATGGCCAGCAGTAATGGAATTGATTCAAACAGATAGAGATTTGCCATTTTAAAATAGGAGGAAAAATAAAATGACACAGTATAACAACAATTATCAAAATTTATATGCGCAAAATGCATATGGCCAACAGGCAGCAACACAACAACAGAGCGGAGAATTGATGGATGGAATGACAGTCTCTGCTGCAGATTTAGGAGACTATGACAAAGGGTACGTTTTACTTCCAGAAGGAACTTATGATTTCACTGTTGTTGACTTAGACGAAACACGTTATCAACCTGGTTCAAAGAGTTCAGGCAAAATTGGACCATGCAAGCAAGTTATCTTGACATTACGTTTTAAGGATCCAACAGATGGTAGCGATGTTGATTTAAAACACAATTTATACATGTACAACAATCAAGGTTGCTTAGGCATGATCGCATCATTCTATGATGCGGTAGGTATGCATAAGAAAGGTGAACCAATCACATTTGATTGGAGAAAAGAAGTCGTGATTGGAAAGCGCGGACGTGCTGAAATTAATCATCGCAAGGGCAGTGATGGTAAGAGCGAATATAACAATATCAAGAAGATGTTACCGCTTGAAGCAATGCCTACAGCTGGCAACCCTACACCTAACGCAGGAAACTGGTCTAACGGTCGCTTCTAATGGAGCTTAGACCGTACCAGGAACAAGCAAGACAGGCAATCGAAAAGGAATGGGCGAGCGGAGTCAAGAACACTCTGCTCGTTCTTCCTACCGGTTGTGGTAAAACGGTCGTTTTCTCAAAAGTAATTGAGGATCAAGTTAAAGAAGGTAAGCGAGTGCTAGTAATGGCACATCGTGGCGAACTTCTTGATCAAGCTGCAGATAAACTCCACAGAATGACAGGACTTACATGTGCCGTAGAAAAAGCAGACCAGTCATGTCTAGGCACATGGAATCGGGTTGTGGTTGGTAGCGTTAAATCACTTATGCGACCTAGCCGTCTTGCTAAGTTTAATAAAGATTATTTTGATGCAATTATTGTCGATGAAGCACACCATGCAGTTTCAGACACTTATACACGCGTTCTAGAGCACTTTGACCAAGCAAATGTATTAGGTGTCACTGCGACACCAGAACGCTCTGATATGCGCAAATTAGGCAGTCTATTTCAATCATTAGCGTATGAGTATTCAATCGTACAGGCAATTAAAGAAGGATACTTATGTAAAATCAAAGCGCAAACCGTTCCACTCAAGATTGATATGAACAACGTTTCTGTTACTGCAGGTGATTTTTCAGCAAACGAAATAGGAACAGCGTTAGATCCATACCTTGAGCAAATTGCTACGGAAATGGAAACAGTTTGTAAGAATAGAAAAACAGTTGTGTTTCTTCCATTGATTGCTACATCGCAGAAGTTTAAAAACATTTTGATAAACCACGGATTTAAAGCTGCAGAAGTAAACGGTAATTCGGACGATCGCGAGCAGATTCTAAAAGACTTTAGCGATAACAAGTACAACGTTATTTGTAATTCGATGTTACTAACTGAAGGATGGGATTGTCCTGATGTAGATTGCATTGTTGTATTACGTCCAACAAAGGTTAGAAGCCTTTATTGTCAGATGGTAGGAAGAGGAACGAGACTTTCTCCAGGGAAAGAAGATTTGCTTATTCTGGACTTCTTATGGCTGTCTGAAAGACATGAGCTCTGTAGACCTGCAGACATCATCTGTACGGATAAAGAAGTGGCCAAAAAGATGACCGAAAATCTTGCGGAAAGCGGTTGTCCTGAAGACATTGAAGAAGCAGAAAAAGAAGCATCTTCAGATGTACAAGCACAAAGAGAAGAAGCCCTAAAGGCACAACTCGAAGAAATGAAGACACGTAAACGCAAGCTTGTAGATCCATTGCAGTTTGAAATGAGTATTCAAGCTGAAGACTTAACTGGATATACACCTTCATTTGGATGGGAAATGGCACCAGTCAGCAAGAAACAAAAAGATGTATTAGAGAAGTTCGGAATCTTCGCTGATGAAATTGAAAATGCAGGTAAAGCCGCACTTATCATGGATAGATTGCAGAAACGTCGTGATGCTGGACTATCTACACCTAAGCAGATTCGTTTCTTAGAAGGACGTGGATTTGCTCATGTAGGTACATGGGAATTTACGGAAGCAAACAACATGATCGCACGCATTTCTGCTAACAACTGGAGAATACCGTCAGGAGTTAACCCTGCAGAATATACGCCAAAAGGAAATTAGTATATGGAAGATAGATTAGAAGATTTAAGCGCAGCACTTGAATATATAGATCCAAGCTTATTGAACTACCAAGAGTGGTGCAATATAGGCATGGCTCTGAAATATGAAGGTGCTTCAGTAGACGTATGGGATAGATGGTCATCACAGGATGGTAGTCGATATCACGCAGGCGAATGCGAAAAGAAGTGGAATTCATTCATCAATAGTGGAATAACTGGAAACACTATTTTCAAGATGGCAAGTGAGAACGGATATATTTCTGCAGATTACCAACCAATCATAAAAGGTGGTGCAAGGGAATTGTTCGATGGCGAAACCGTTGAATTTAACTATCGTGTAATTGATAAAAGCATGATGGATTATGAGAAGTTACCTGAAGTCAAGAATTGGAATCCAGTTGAAGATATCAGAAAGTATTTATCAGTAATCTACGCACCTAACGATCACGTGGCCTATTGTGTCAAATGTTTCCAAGATCAGGATGGTAAGTATCATCCTGGTCAAAGAAACTATGACAGAACTGCCGGTAGATTAATGGATGAATTGGACCATGCTAACAAGATTGAAGATGTGTTCTATGATTACGACCACAATTGTGGTGCATGGATCAGTTTTAACCCTATGGATGGTGGCGGTTGCAAAATCGACAATATCACAGATTTCAAATACGCACTGGTTGAATCGGATACCCAAAATATCGACATGCAGTACTCGCTTATGACAAAGCTGGAATTACCGATTGCAGCTTTAGTGCACTCAGGCAACAAAAGCATTCATGCAATTGTGCGTATCGAAGCATCCAATGAAAAAGAGTATTCCAGACGTGTAGATTACTTGTTCAAAGTATGCAAACAGAACGGATTGGATGTAGATACATCCACCAAGAATCCAAGCCGTTTAAGTAGAATGCCTGGCTTCGAACGTGGCAACAATCGACAGTACCTCATCGCAACCAATATCGGCAAAGAGTCATGGAATGATTGGGTAGAATACATCGAATCAATTAACGATGATTTACCTGATCCAGAGAGCCTTGAAGATGATTGGAGCAATCTTCCTGAGTTGGCACCATGCTTAATCAATGACGTGCTCAGACAAGGTCATAAGATGCTTATTGCTGGGCCATCTAAAGCAGGTAAGTCATTTGCGTTGATTGAGTTAACGATTGCGATTGCAGAAGGCTGTAAGTGGCTTAATAAATGGGATTGCGCGCAAGGTAAAGTTCTATACATAAATCTGGAATTGGATCGTGCCAGCTGCTTACACAGATTTAAAGATGTGTACGAAAAGTTAGGAATTCAAAGACCAAACCTAAGAAATGTAGAAATATGGAATCTACGTGGTAATGCAGTTCCGATGGATAAGTTAACACCTAAGTTAATCAGACGTGCACAGAAGAAAAACTACATTGCTGTTATTATCGACCCGATCTATAAAGTCATTACTGGTGATGAAAACAGTGCCGAGCAAATGGCCAAGTTTACAAACCAATTTGACAAAGTTGCCAGTGCATTAAACTGTGCTGTTATCTACTGTCACCATCACTCAAAAGGCTCACAGGGTGGCAAGAAGTCAATGGATAGAGCTAGTGGCTCAGGCGTATTCGCACGCGATCCTGATGCAATGATAGACCTCATTCAAATTCCTTTAAATGAGGGTGTAACGGAGCAACAGATAAACAAAGCTGTATGTGATGAATGGGCAAGAGTCATAAAGCAATACAGCCCAGAATACTACGAAACGATTCCGTACGATGATTTTATGAGCAGAAAACAAATGGGTGGCCATTTGTATGATTCTGTGACAATCAAGAAAAAACTCAATGATAAGCAGATTGAAATCATCACACAACAAGCGGAGTTAAAGGCATCACAAATGACAGCTTGGCGAGTAGATATGACGCTTAGAGAATTTCCTAAACCGCAGCAAACTGACATTTGGTTCAATTATCCGATTCATACAGTTGATACGACAGGAGTGCTTGCAGATATACCGCTTGATGAGGAAACGTCAGGCTGGAGAAAAGGAAAGCCTTTAACTCAAGAAGAAAAGAACGATAGAAAAAGAGAGAAACAAAAAAACGAGAAAGTAGAACGTGAAACACAATTTAACTTAGCGTTTGAAGAACTCTCGTTCGAACATGGTGAAGTAACAATGCAAATGATGGCAGATAAACTTTTACTGAGTAAAAAAACCGTGCAAAGAAGATTGAATGAACTTAAAGAAAGATTCAAAACAATCGAAACTCCAGGCAAAGATTCTGTCATAGTCAAAACCCTAGACAGTATGGACAAATAGATTACTTGTCCATACCGAAAGTAACCTTGGACAGTATGGACAAATTATTGTGATGTCTATACTGTCACCCTGGACACGGACAACCTATATATACTACGTATATATAAACGTCTGTCCAGGGACAGGGATGTAGGGAGATTGGACACAGGTTGGCTTGAAATTGCCAACCATGTGTTCCAAACATCCCAACACCATCCCTAACGCGCGAGAAAGAAAGAAGAGGATGAAAAATGAAATTGAAAATCACACTTGATGATTTAAAAGCAATACTACAACAGTACTATCCGACGATTTCACACAAAACAGCCGGTCGTATCATTCGAGATATAAAAATTCAAAGTGAGATAAATCAGAAGGATGAAAAATAATAATGCAGATATTTCTACAAATGATTCCACCGACTACTACGGCGCAACAAAAAAAGGTCAACTTCAAGACCAAGACTATTTATGCAAATAGCAGCGCAGTCGATGCAAGAAATAAGTATCGTGCTCATTTAGCTACATATGTCCCTGATAAACCGCTTGATGGTCCGATCGCATTGAGTATCATCTGGGGCTTTCCTGCTGGCAAACATAAAAACGGCGAACCATGTACCAACAAACCCGATTTAGATAATGCGAACAAGATGCTACAGGATGTAATGCAGGAACTGGGATTTTTCAAAGACGACAAAAATATCGTCCAGCTGAATCTCTGTAAGATTTGGACTTGGCATCCAGGAGTGATGATAGAAATCAAGAAAGTAGGAGAAGAATAATGAAGAATAAAGAAAAATATAATCTATCACACTTACACATAGTAGAGCGACCTGGCAAAACTATACTTGATTATTGTTTCAGATACGTTGAAATCGAATACGGCGGAAGAATTATAAAAGAGTATAGATGTTTAGATATAGAAGTAAGCAAAAAGTTTTTTGAATGGCTAGAAGAAGATGATGGAAAAGAGTGCAAACCTACAATCTTAACTGAAAAAGAAAAGGCTTATTTATCAGCGGTTATCAAGCCATTTAGAAAAGATGTTGAATGGATTGAAAGAATGGATAATAGTTTCGTGAATGGCAACCAACACCAATTCTTATGCATTTCACTAACAAATGACTATTGCTGCCTTCCATTATTTAAAAAAGACACAATGTACAAAGGAATGGAAGTAGATAAAAAATACACCTTAGAGGAGTTGGGGATATGAAATATGATTATATGCAAATAATCACTTTACCAAACAGAAAAGGTAAATATTTGGCACTTGTGAAAGGCAATGAAATGAGAGTAATTGCGAGATTTATAAATGATGAAAGTATACAAGAATTTCAATATTTTGTTAGTACATTTATGACGGAGGATAAGCAATGAAACCTGAAATATTAAAAAAAGCAATTCAATTGCAAAAAGAAATAGATGAATTAGAAGAAATTAGATACTGTGGAATTAGATATCTTGTAAAACACATATTATCTGGAAAATGTGTAGAGTACAGAAGCAGTTGGTTTAGTAGAGAGTATGAAATTCCATCGTTTTTACAGTTCCGAATACGTGGATTAATCTCTGATGAAATCGAAGCAAGAAAAATCATGCTTGCAGATTTGGGAAGTGAAGAATATGGAAATCAATAACGAAAATAGAAAATGCATATTCAAAAAAGAAGTATATACATTTCATGGTTT